TGTGCTTGCTACTTCACCATATAAGTCTCTTTGTGTAGAAATCATATCTAAATAATCCATAGATATAGATACATACTTATGTTGGTCTAATGTTATATTGATGTCATTGGTTAAAGTTCCAACATCTGTTGTTGAACCTTCATAACCTGCTGATGCATCATAGTCTGATGGACTTGCAATTGAGCTTAAAACTCTAGCTGTTATTGTTTGTCCTCTGCGTGCTGAATCACTAGAAAAGTCTCTAGCAAAATTTCCTATAACTGGAAACTGTACTTTATAACTATCTAAAACGTCAGCTACTAACTCATTAACACTTAAAGTGTTTGAGCTATTTCCACTTGCTGTTGCCATAATAATACCTCTTTCTTATCTTATCTTAACGATTTAATTTGTTTTGCTAATAAATATTTT